TGGCAGACGCTGGAGCTGGTGTTCACCGCCGGCAGTGCCACGGTTACTCCGAAACTGAATGGAGTGGCTGGCCCGGCATTCCAGGTTATAAAAGACGGTCTGACACTGGGACTGAATGCGCTGACGCTGACGGATGTTACAAAAAATGCAGCGTATGGCGTTGAGATAGAAAGTCTGGTGCTGGAGATAAATGCACCGGCAGCATAATAAAAAAAGAGCCAGCGACTGACCTGAAAGAAGACGCTGGCTAAAAGGCCTTATATGTTTGTAGAGACTTATTTTTCACAGACAGCAATGATGCCTGTCAATATATTATCAATATGCGGATTGTTTCAGTTACAGATGCTTTATTAAGGAAAAAAACAGCCAGCACTGACTTTCGGTGGAGAGGTGCTGGCTCAGAAGGATAGTTGGATTTCACATGATACTTATGCCTGGCGGTATATTTTCTGACAGACAGTGACGGGTGTTGTCAAGATATTGTGTCATTTATAACCTGAATCAGGGGAGGCCGGAATGTTATCTGGCATTTTTAGCAGAGCCTGAATGCCATAATCACGGCTCCCGGAGTTGGCCGTCAGTGGGTGACACTGGCGGTTTTTTTGTTTTTCTTTACTTTCATTTTCTGTCGGCGGTGACGGAGACATACATCAGATGGAAAAAATCACAACGGGTGTGTCATACACCACGTCAGCGGTGGGGACGGGATACTGGTTACTGCAGCTGCTGGACAAAGTCTCTCCGTCCCAGTGGGTGGCAATCGGTGTGCTGGGGAGTCTGCTGTTTGGCCTGCTGACGTATCTGACTAACCTTTATTTCAAGATTAAAGAAGATAAGCGTAAGGTGGCGCGGGGAGAGTAGTCGATGAATAAACAATACGAACTGGTTGTAAAATGAATATTTCTAACTGAAAAAACGTTCCATGAGGTAAGAAAAGGTCACAGGCAATCAATAACAGGACGTGATGAAAGCCCCTTGCATTTGTGCGCTTTCTCTTTAGATAGCAGCAGATACTGAAAATCTGAGTTGTCGGGGAGTCAGGGATACAGCTGTGCAAGAGTTGGTCATTGTGATTCCATTGAAATCCTGTATGCCATGAAGGGCAGGATTTTATGGCTACCTGAGCTTTGGTGATAGTAAGTTGAAAATTCGCATTTTTTGCTGACATGCGTAACGAGAATCCCATAAGCAGGGAGGACTTAATTCTTCATTAACCCATGCGTTGATATTATGTTTCAGCCGTTGAAGCATCAGCGGTGTTAATGTTGTGGTAATAATATCCAGCGTTTTATGTGAGATCTTACCGTAAGGGTCTGCAAGAATGCTGCTTGTTGCTTCGTTATTATCTGCCATCAGAAGAAGTAACTCTGATTTAACGTTTTCTGTCATTAGTTGTAAAAATCTTCTGCGCAAACTTTCTTTACTGTTCATTTATATGGCTTCATTTGTTGTAATCTGCTGCGTCTCAAGGGATATGTTTATGAGAGCGACCATGAGTGTTGGATTATATACCTAACATATCAAGGGATTAGAAATCGATAAATCCCCATGAACGAAAAAATAAAATACGGCCTGTCGGCTGCCGTTCTGGCGCTGATTGGTGCAGGTGCTTCTGCGCCTGAAATCCTCGACCAGTTTCTGGATGAAAAGGAAGGTAACCACACCACGGCATACCGTGATGGTGCGGGGATCTGGACCATCTGCCGTGGTGCCATTCTGGTGGATGGTAAGCCTGTTATTCCTGGCATGAAGCTGTCAAAGGAAAAATGCGACCGGGTTAATGCCATCGAACGTGACAAGGCGCTGGCATGGGTGGAGAAAAACATCCGGGTGCCGCTGACCGAACCCCAGAAAGCGGGGATCGCGTCATTCTGTCCGTACAACATTGGCCCCGGTAAGTGCTTCCCGTCGACGTTTTATAAACGAATTAATGCAGGCGATCGAAAAGGTGCCTGTGAGGCGATTCGCTGGTGGATTAAGGACGGTGGCAGAGACTGCCGTATCCGTTCAAATAATTGCTACGGTCAGGTCTCACGGCGTGACCAGGAGAGCGCGCTGGCGTGCTGGGACATCGACAGATAGCAGAATATTTTCCTGAAAAATGACGTTGGCCAACGCGGGTGGATAACACGAAATCCTGAAAACTGGTAAAACCTAAGTGAATAAAAGTAAAAACCCCGTTTGTTGGCAGCAAGCGGGGTTTTGTGTTTTCTGACCTTGAGTAAGGCAAGGGAGAAATTATGGGTAGGGAGGTACTTTCCCTGTGAGGAAGTATAAAAGATTCTTTCTGAGGTTGTCCATTATGAAAGGCATTGAAGTGGAGACGCCAGCCAGTCTGGATTTAACAAGAGCGGCAGCTTTTGCCATTCGTATTGTGGCCATTGCTGTTCTGGTCTGGGCAATCCGTTGGTGGTGATATGAACCGTGTTCTGTGCGTGGTTATCATTGTCCTGCTGGTGGCCTGTGGTGCGCTTAGTCTGGGGCTGAATCATTACCGTGATCACGCCATCATCTACAAAGAGCAGCGCGATAAAAAAGCCAGTGAGCTGGAGCTGGCGAACGCGACAATTACTGATATGCAGGTACGCCAGCGTGATGTCGCTGCACTTGATGCCAGATACTCGAGGGAATTAGCCGATGCGAGAGCTGAAAATGAAACTCTGCGTGCTGATGTTGCCGCTGGTCGTAAGCGCCTGCGCATCAACGCCAACTGTCCAGGCTCCTTGCGTAAAGCCCCCATCACCTCCGGCGTGGATAATGCAACCGGTCCCCGACTGGCAGAAGCCGCTGAACGGGATTATTTCATCCTCAGAGAACGGCTGATGGCAATGCAGAAGCAACTGGAAGGAGCACAGGAATATATCCGTACCCAGTGTATACCGTGATGTTTTGTTATGAAGGTGTTACTGGTAACGTTAAGGTAATTTAACAAAGAGTCAGTTCCGGACTTTATAGTGTGCTCAGTTCATGGACAAAAACGATTTCTGTGATAAATATTTTGAATATTATTTACAGGTAAATGGAGTGGGGCGCATGGATAGAAATATTACAATAGAGTATGAAGTATATGCCCGTATTGTATGGGCAGAGAAGGCAAAAACACGGTAATTCCGTGTGTTGCCATGATACCTGATTGGCAGAATAGTTGTTTGGTTTTGAGTATATAGTCAGCGTTTTTTGTTCAGTAATTGCCCCCTCAAAAAATAATAAAATAAGGTGATTATTTTTGTTTATTATTTAGTTTTTTTTGTGTGTTATTTTATTGTTTTTGCGTGGTTTGTTTTTTATTGTTATTTCATTAAGGGAAGGTAAATTCAGGATGGCAGTCTGTAGATAATCGGAGGTCACTTATGCTACATGATCACGTGGCAGAATGTCTGGAGAAAAAAGGACTGTACCGGAGAGCAGCTGAACGATGGGCAAAAGTGATGGTACAGCTAAGTGATGACCAGAAAAGAAAAGTGGCGGCACAGAAACGAGCAGAGTGTTTGCGTAAGGCGCGCCGGACTCCGGTTTCACCGGTGAACCTGACCGAAATAAAACAAGCGGTCAACAGACTACATTCTGAGTTGGGAATGGGATTTGAAGAGCGGCGGGTATTCCGACGATATAAAGGGACAGGAGAACAGAATACGTCCGGAAACGCGCGGTCAAAAAAATGCTAAAAAATATCTGAGAGAGTTATTGCCTGTTACCATAAGAAAAAGCGACTTTAGTGGTCGCTTTTTGTGTCATATATAAGTCGTTTAAGTAAACCTGTCTGAACAGGTGCTCTGGTCGTGTTTGTCTTTGTTGGGTACAAATTGAGAATATTTTTCATTAATTAATCTTCTTCTGCAGGCTTCAATAACCCACGCTGAAAAATTACCTGAACCTTTCAGGTCAAGAGCGATGTTAATTTGTTCAATTATCTGGTTTGGAAATCGGATGTTGCGGGTTGTTGTTCTGCGGGTTCTGTTCTTTGATGACATAATGTTGCCCCGTATTCAGTGTTGCTGATTTGTATTATCTGAAGTTGCTTTTACGCTAATTTGATGCAGATCAATTAATACGATACCTGCGTAATAATTGATTATTTCTCGTGGTTTGATGGCGTACACACATGTCGTGATAAACCTCATGTAGATGATAATTATTATCATTTTCGTGGGTCCTTTCCGGCGATCCGACAGGTTACGGGGCGGCGACCTCGCGGGTTTTCGCTATTTATGAAAATTTTCCGGGATCCATGTCCGGTTTCTCTTCAAGTTAACTATATGAAAAATATAAAAACAGGTCTTCTGTGAACCGGACATGAACAAAAAACAGACATGTAAACCGGACATGACCGGTTTTGTTGTGATTGTGAGGTGAGAGTTTTTGCGAGGTGAGGAGTGGCTACGCAGACTGAAGTTGCCAGGCATTTAAGTCTGACCGATCGCCAGCTTCGCAGATTGCAGAAATTGCCGGGTGCCCCGATATCGAATAAGCGAGGGCAACTGGATCTGGATGCCTGGCGCGATTTTTACATATCGTATCTGAGGAGAAGTAAAAACGATGTGCCTGATGGCGATAGCGAAGACGACTATGAGGAGAAATTGCTTATTGCCAGATGGGAACTGACAGCAGAACAGGCTGTTACACAGCAGTTAAAAAATGAGGTGTCAAAAGGAAAACTTATTGACACCGGGTTCTGTATTTTTGCCCTCAGTAAGCTGGCAATGGCGTTATCCAGTACGCTTGATTCCATCCCTTTATCCATGCAGCGACAGTTTCCTGATTTAACACCGCGCCATCTTGACCATCTGAAAACCCTTATTGCTAAGGGGGCAAATCAGTGTGCGCGGGCAGGGGATAAATTACCGGATTTACTCGATGAATATATCAGAGCAACAACTGAATAATATGATGGCTGCCGTTTCGGTTGCGCTGCAGCCTCTGGTCAGGGTTGTACCAATGACGGCAGTTGAATGGGCTGATCAAAATTATTATCTGCCTAAAGAATCTTCATATGGTGAGGGAGAATGGAAAACGCTGCCATTCCAGATCGCCATTATGAACTGTATGGGTAACGACCAGGTTCGCACGGTTAACCTGATTAAATCTGCCCGTGTTGGCTATACAAAGATGTTGCTGGGGGTGGTCGGGTATTTTATTGAGCATAAATCCCGAAACAGTCTGCTTTTTCAGCCCACGGATTCTGCCGCTGAAGATTTTATGAAGTCTCACGTGGAGGCGACGATTCGGAACGTGCCATGCCTGAAAGACCTTTCCCCATGGCTGGGTCGTAAACATCGTGACAATACTCTCACGCTGAAACGCTTTTCATCGGGCGTCGGTTTCTGGTGCCTGGGCGGCGCTGCCGCCAAAAACTACCGTGAAAAATCCGTGGACGTGGTCTGCTATGACGAACTTTCCTCGTTCGAGCCGGATGTCGAAAAAGAGGGGTCGCCAACCCTGCTGGGGGATAAACGTATCGAGGGCTCTGTATGGCCAAAATCCATTCGCGGCTCGACGCCTAAAATCAAAGGCTCCTGCCAGATCGAAAAAGCCGCTAACGAGTCGGCACATTTCATGCGTTTTTACGTGCCCTGTCCGCACTGTGGGGAGGCGCAGTATCTGAAATTTGGCGATGATGCCTCGCCTTTCGGTCTTAAGTGGGAGAAGAATAAGCCAGAAAGTGTTTTCTACCTTTGTGAGCATCATGGCTGTGTGATCCATCAGTCTGAGCTTGACCAGAGTAACGGGTGGTGGATCTGTGAAAACACGGGCATGTGGACCCGTGACGGCCTGATGTTTTTCAGCGCCCGGGGGGATGAAATTCCGCCGCCGCGCTCCATCACTTTCCATATCTGGACGGCGTACAGTCCGTTCACCACCTGGGTACAGATTGTCTATGACTGGCTGGATGCACTGAAAGATCCCAACGGTCTGAAAACCTTTGTGAACACCACGCTGGGCGAGACCTGGGAAGAGGCCGTGGGCGAAAAACTCGATCACCAGGTACTGATGGATAAGGTGGTGCGTTACACGGCGGCGGTGCCTGCCCGGGTGGTTTATCTGACGGCGGGCATTGACTCGCAGCGAAACCGTTTTGAGATGTATGTCTGGGGATGGGCTCCGGGAGAGGAAGCCTTTCTGGTAGATAAAATCATCATTATGGGACGTCCCGATGAGGAAGAGACGCTGTTACGTGTGGATGCGGCGATCAACAAAAAATACCGCCATGCCTACCATCTGGCGGGAATTGATATGCCGGATTTTGAGCGTGAGGATGACTGGTGGCGCAACGGTCAGAACCTTTACCTGGACAATATGGAGGCGACTGGTTTTTACAGGATTTCCCTGCCTTCCGCACAGCCTGGCGATATCCTGCTGTGCTGCTTTGGCGCATCGGTGGCCAATCATGCCGCCATATACTGCGGCAACGGTGAGCTGCTTCACCATCTGCCTGAACAACTGAGTAAACGGGAGAGGTATTCCGAAAAATGGCAACGACGAACGCATTCAGCCTGGCGTCACCGCCACTGGCACGTATCTGCCTTCACGGGGATTTACAACGATTTGGCCGCCGCCTCAGCCTGTATGTGAACACGGCAGCGGAAGCCATCCGTGCCCTGTCGATGCAGATGCCGGGATTCCGCCGTCAGATGAACGAAGGCTGGTACCAGATACGTATTCGCGGTGAGGACACGGCACCGGAGGCGGTGTACGCCCGTCTTCACGAACAACTGGGTGAGGGAACGATCATCCACATTGTGCCGCGACTGGCCGGGGCCGGAAAGGGTGGACTGCAGATTGTGCTGGGGGCGGCAGCCATCGTGGGCTCTTTCTTCACCGCCGGCGCAACGATGGCGTTATGGGGTTCAGCCCTGGCAGCCGGTGGTTTTTCTGCCACCACGATGCTGTTTTCACTTGGAGCCAGCATGATACTGGGTGGTGTGGCCCAGATGCTGGCCCCGAAGGCAAAAACACCGGATTACCGCGCAACGGATAACGGCAGACAGAACACGTACTTTTCGTCACTGGACAACATGATTGCCCAGGGTAACCCGATGCCGGTGCCTTACGGGGAAATGCTGGTTGGCTCCCGCCGTATATCCCAGGACATCAGTACCCGTGATGAAGGCGGTGACGGGAAGGTGGTGGTTATCGGGCGGCAGGCATAAAAGCGAAAAAATCCCGCAGTGCTCACGGACAGGAACTGCGGGAGCGTTACGAAGATTGAGTGTAAGGAATTATTCTTATGTCACGACAAAAACATTAACTCAGAGAGGGAGGATGTGCCGTTCTTTTCAGGGAGAAAGGATTTATCGTCCTGAGGAATAAAGGTAAGGGGCCCGCCCCTTACCTGACTGATTATTGAATGATGCCGCAGGCCATTCTCGCACCACCACCGCCCAGGGGCTCCGGATGGTCATGATGGTTATCACCGCCAGCATGAAGCATGAGAGAACGCCCTTTAATCTCTTTTAATGAGTTCAGTCTCGGGGCCAGGACCGGGTAGTTCGCTTTTCCGTCATGCGTCACGAACAGCGCAGGGAGGTCGCCCAGGTGTCCATCCGGAGACCAGGGGCCAAGATGTTTGCCGGTGTTTTTCGGGTCAAAGTGACCGCCAGCCGATAATGCTGCGACCGGTTTTCCGTCTTTCAGTGCCGGGGCGCAATTTCCTTTTTCGTGCACATGAAAACCATGAATGCCTTCAGACAGAGAGTGAAGGGCTGGTGTGAACAGCAGACCGTAGGGGGTCTCCTGAATGGTTATTTTTCCAATGCTGACTTCTTTTCCGTCAGCACTGACAAGGTTCATTGGGACTTCCTGTTCTGCTGCGTATCCGCATGATGCTGCTGTCAGCATGGCAATGGCAGCAATGATTTTACATTTCATAAAACCCTCATTAATTCCGTTAACAGACTGAGCTTGCTGGTTACAGGGTAACAAACAGCGTTCTGATGATATCGCGCAATAGCTGTGCAATATCCTATCACTGCGATTAATAATACCAATTGAGAGGAACATTATGGGCAAAGGTGGCGGCAGGGCGCACACGCCTCGAGAGGCGAAGGATAATCTCAAATCCACGCAGATGATGAGTGTGATTGATGCGATTGGTGAGGGACCGATAGAAGGCCCGGTGAAGGGGCTGCAGAGTATCCTGGTGAACAAAACCCCGCTGATGGACACGGACGGTAATCACGCAGGTGGTGATACTGGATGCGGATAAAAAGCAGATACAGTGCGTGGTAAGACCGCTGCAAATCCTGCGTGCTGACGGGACGTGGGAAAATATTGGCGGGATGAAATAGCCGACGGGTTCACAAAAACCGGAGTCCGGCTCCGGTTTTTGTTGGCATGCCATGGTGATGTTTGTTAGGAAAGCAAAGATGGCAAAACTGCTGGAGGTTTTGTGGTTGAGTATGCCAATATAATTAATAGATTAAAGAGTTAGTTGTGAAGAAAATATGGATAAACAGGACGACGAATGCTTTCACCGATAAGGACAACTTTCCATAACTCAGTAAATATAGTGCAGAGTTCACCCTGTCAAACGGTTTCTTTTGCAGGAAAGGAATATGAGTTAAAGGTCATTGATGAAAAAACGCCTATTCTTTTTCAGTGGTTTGAACCTAATCCTGAACGATATAAGAAAGATGAGGTTCCAATAGTTAATACTAAGCAGCATCCCTATTTAGATAATGTCACAAATGCGGCAAGGATAGAGAGTGATCGTATGATAGGTATTTTTGTTGATGGCGATTTTTCAGTCAACCAAAAGACTGCTTTTTCAAAATTGGAACGAGATTTTGAAAATGTAATGATAATCTATCGGGAAGATGTTGACTTCAGTATGTATGACAGAAAACTATCAGATATTTATCATGATATTATATGTGAACAAAGGTTACGAACTGAAGACAAAAGAGATGAATACTTGTTGAATCTGTTAGAGAAAGAGCTGAGGGAAATTTCAAAGGAGCAGGATTCTTTGATTTCTATGTATGCAAAGAAAAGAAATCATGCATGGTTTGATTTCTTCAGAAATTTAGCCTTATTAAAAGCAGGAGAGATATTCAGGTGCACATATAATACAAAGAATCACGGTATTTCATTCGGGGAGGGGTGTATCTATCTTGATATGGATATGATACTTACAGGTAAGCTTGGTACAATATATGCTCCTGATGGAATTTCAATGCATGTGGATCGTCGTAATGATAGTGTAAATATTGAAAATAGTGCAATAATTGTTAACCGTAGTAATCATCCTGCTCTACTTGAGGGACTTTCTTTTATGCATAGTAAAGTAGATGCTCATCCATATTATGATGGTTTGGGGAAAGGAGTTAAGAAATATTTAAATTTTACACCATTACATAATTATAATCATTTTTGTGACTTTATTGAGTTTAACCACCCTAATATAATCATGAACACAAGTCAGTATACATGCAGTTCATGGTAAATGAATTTGATATAGTTTATTTTGTTGTAATAAATGATTTGCAGGGTATTAGATATAAACATGAAAATTCCCTCATTACAGTCCAACTTCAACTTTTCCGCCCCGGCAGGATACTCTGCTCCCATTGCTCCTAATCGTGCTGAAAATGCCTATGCGGATTACGTTTTGGATATAGGTAAGCGAATACCACTTTCCGCAGCAGATTTAAGCAACGTATACGAAAGTGTAATACGCGCCGTCCATGACAGTCGTGGCAGACTCATTGATCAGCATACGGTCGATATGATTAGTAATACTATACTTGATGCTTTGAGCCGCTCATAAACTTTTCGTGATGCCGTAAGCTATGGCATTCATATTCAGGATGCTGCAGATCGCAACGG